TCTGGAAATTATAGACATTTCAAACCCTGCCAACCCTTCGCACGCTGGTCGTTTGAATCATAGTGCCGGTGGCGCGGGACTGGATGGTGCAATAAAGGAAATGATAGAAAAATATCCCGGTAGGCCGCTAATTATCCATATGTATAATTCGAGGTATACAAATGATTAAACTTGCAGTTAATATGATTGTTTTTAATTCTGATTTTGTGCTAAAGCAATGTCTTGAGTCGATATATCCATTTGCATATCAAATATTGATTGTTGAGGGACCAGTAAACTATTGGCAACAACAAGGTTACACAACTTCTGCAGATAATACAAACAAAATATTACATACATTTCCAGATCCAGAGAAGAAAATAAAGATTGTACATGGACAATATCAGGAAAAAAATGAACAAGCGAATGGAGCTATACAACATCTTCAACCGGAATGCGATTATCTTCTTAATCTTGACAGTGATGAGATATATAAGCCACAAGACATGAAAACTGTGCTGAATCTCCTTGAAAAAGAAAAATACACATCGGTTGCATTCAAATCTTGCACTTTCTACGGCGGATTCACGCATAAATTAACAGGCTTCGAGGAAAATGTTGAATTCCTTCGAATACATAAAATATATCCTGGTTCTATATGGCTAAGCCACAGACCGCCACAAGTTAAGCATTTTATACCTGTAGAACAGCAATACCCACAGAAACATCTTAATATGAATATACTTGCCAACATGGGTATACGTATGTACCACTACAGTTACGTTTTCCCCCGTCAAGTCAAGGAAAAAGTCCAATATTATAAGTCGGCAGTAAGTCAGGACAATTGTATAGTTCATTACTTTGCTGATGTATATACATCATGGACGCTTGGTTCGTCTAAGATGCGAGAAATCATAGAACAGCATTATAAAGGTGTACATGAATTTAAGCCTGAATTTAGAGGTCCATGTCGTACAGAATTTTTTCAAGGAGATCACCCTGCAACAATAAAACGCGATATGCTACAATTAAAACAGCGATTCAACGAAGAATTGCAGAAATATTGCATTCAACAAGGAAGACAACATGGAAAAAACTTGCTGGTATAAAGAAGAATGTTGCAATGAAATGATTAGGGGTGCTCGTGGTGAACTGTGGCCTACGCTTGACAAATCAAATCATTGGTATATTTTGGAAGATTTGCTGCGTATAGTTTACGGCCAAACTACACCATTGTTATTAGATTTGGGCTGCGGGGCTGGGGATTTACAAAACCAACAGATTGTTAGGGATCGATATGAATATTATGGCGCAGATTTGTCGAATGTGATCAATAATGTGGCTTTGGAAATGAATCCACGAGGCGAATATGTCAAATGTGATGTTATCAAAGACATGAACATAGATTTCATATCCATATTTGATGTTGTTGTAATGAATGCATTAATAGATGTTATGGAACATCCTATCTACATATTAGGCAAGATCTTGAAACAATGCAAGAAATATGTTATTATTCATAGGCAAAATCTTACTGAGAAAGAAACCTATATTACCACACAAACTTCTTACGGCGGGATTACCAACATTTCGCATATCAACAAAAAAAAATTTTTTGACATAATTTCTCGACATAAGTTTGATATAATTAGTTTAAAGAAGACGGGGCTTACCTCGGAAAACCACAGCTTATTGTTGAAAAGGAGAGAAACATATAAAAAACAATAATTTAGTTGGGTGAAACAAAATGAAGATTCAGCTTATCTCTAACACGGAACAAAATTTTCGTAAAAACTTTTCAGCCAAAGATATGCAGAACTTGAAAAAACTCGGCTATGATTTCGAAGAATTAATTCGATTGAATGAAAAAATTGATGACAATCTCTCGTGTGGTGAAATTAAAAATTTGCGTAAATTTTTGTTGTTGGAAAGCCATTAATGATATTCACTTATACGAAAACTCCGTGGTACTATACACGATACTATTGCGGCGGTTGAGCAGCGAAAGGAGAAGAAATGAATACAGTAATAGCATTTATCGCTATATTTGGTTTTTTGGGTTTTATAAGTCTTATAAGTGCAATACTTGCTGAAATATTTTGTCATTGGAAAAGTGAGCTACCTGGGAAATTATTTTTATTTTTTTTATTGTTCTCGATATTATTTTTAGCGGGTATGGGAATAATTCTAGATTACGACGCGAAACATACAAAACAATGCAAACAACAAAATGGGAATTATAATTGTGAATAAGATACCTTTATATATACATATACCAAGAACGGGAGGTACATTTCTTCGGGAATATTTCAGAAAATGTTGTCCTGGAATACAGATACACGAGCATAATCGTGTGCGAGATCTTACAAATCCAGATCAATATTGGAAATTCGCTTTTGTGAGAAACCCATGGGATTGGTACGTGTCTCGTTATTTCTATTTTTGCAGGAAGCACATAAATGAGCAGGGCGTGTCAATCCGTTGTGATTCTGGATTGTTTGGTAATGCATTTCAAGAAAAATTTCCCACATTAAAATCACATTTATTGTGGGGAGCCAATGATAGAATACCGGGTTTTTGGTTAACCGATCGTCTTATAGACATGTGTTGGGTAAATGGATATGATGAAATAGATTATTATGGTAGATATGAAGAAATGGAATCATGTGTGAAGACAATACTTGATTATTGTTCAATTAAACCAAAAAAGACAATACCGGAATTTTTGTCCGATCCAGATAATCTTAGATATAAAAATTCAACAATACATGAACATTATTCAGAATATTATGACGAAGAATTGAAGCGACTTGTTGCCGAAAAAGATGATATATTTCTCAATAAGAGATTATTTTCTTATTGCGATTGGAAAATATATAAATTCGAAGATAAAAAAAAACGATATAATTTCTGTACAGTCTCCGATATAAAATATCTGAACCAGGGATTATGTATGTATGATTCCCTGGTTCGATATTCTAAAACTGATTTCACTCTATATTATCTATGCATTGATAGAGAATCATATGTGAGATTGCAATCTCTCGATCTACCCAACGTTGTAGTAATGTGCGCTCGCTATGTAGACGAGTTCAACAACTACGATAATAGGCTATACCAAGGTTATTGTTGGAGCTTGGCATCAAGATTATGTAATTATTTGCTTAATACCAAAGAGATAGACGATATTCTATATGTCGATTCAGATATTGTATTCTACGAAGGTATTGAGAATATATATAATGATGTCAAAAAAGGTTCAATAGGAATAATACCACATCTTCATGTATCAGTAGGGTGCACGGTTGGAGGATATAATGTCGGTATAATATATTTCCGAAACAATGAAATTGGACGTGAATGTTGTCAATTTTGGACTAATTGTGTGTTAGGAAAATATCAAGAATATATAGGAAAATATGATACCTGCGGAGATCAAAAATTTCTTGAATTATTTGAGCAAAAATGGGAAAAAGATGTTATAATAATAGGAGAGACCACAGGGCACGGAGCGCCGTGGAATTTATTCCTATATAAATATGATAATTTTTCAATTGAAAATAAGATAATATCGTTTAAGTCTCCGCCGATTATACGAAATTTAAGAACGTACGGAGAAAATAAATTGATTTTTTGCCATTTTGCTGGATTTACTCCTGATTATGAGAATAATACATATGCCGCAACAAAGGAGAGATTTAATGAGAATTTTTTGAATATTCCTGCATGTAGAAAAATATATAACGAGTATTTTCAATTGATGAAAGAAACCTACGAAAGATATTATTAAATGTTTACACATGGAGAATTAATTCAAATAGCGAGCAAATGGCTCCAACAAAAATGTTCTATTATAATTACTGAGTTGGTCACTTATGCCGGAGAGATTCCTGATGTAATAGGTTTCAATCATTATCAATCCATTCTTATTGAATGTAAAACGACGAGAAAAGATTTTTTTGCTGATCAAAAAAAAGGAATCAGAAAAAATAATATTGGCATGGGTAATTATAAATATTATCTGTGCCCCAAGGGACTGATACAACAAAATGAGATACATAATGATTATTGGGGATTGTTAGAAGTTTCGCCAAATAAAAAAGTGACAATAACTATGGTTCCATATATATGTAGTGATGATATTAAAAATCTTAAAATGGAACGTTCACTATTGGTAAGCGCAATAAGAAGGATAGGGCAACATTCCCCCAAAGGAATAGGAATAAAATGTTATCAACACGACAATAAAAGAAAAGCAGGCATAATGATAGAAAGAATATCGTGAGAATGGAAAACTACAGATAAAAATAACGAGGAGAGTGAGGAAAACAATGAGTAACATACGAACGAAACCAACAACAGAAAAATATAGAAAAGGGTGGGAAAAAATCTTTGGGAAGAAAAAGCCGAAAGCGAGAAAGATAATTTATATTGATACCGAAAAATTAACAACCACAAAATTATAGAATTTTGCAGTAGAGATTTGAATGAAAAAAATACCAATTGTAAATGACATAAAGGAAGTATTAAAACCTCAATTTGACGACGAACAAGGCTCACTAAATGTGATTGAATTCAAATATTTACCGTTTAATCCGAAAAGAATTTTTTGGATCAATAAAGCAAATTGCCCTCGTGGGAATCATGCACATTATAAAACAAAACATATATATTTTTGTGTGCATGGAAAAATAAATATAACAATTACAGATGTTACCATTACATCATTAAGCTATGAGCTTTCTAACGATTCCAATGGAATATATGTGCCAAATATGTTATGGAATAGTATTCAATTTTCTGCGGATTCTTCATTATTAGTTTTGGCGAATACTAATTATGATCCCAAGGATTACATTAATAGTTGGAGTATATTTTGCAGAATAAGAAAATAATACAACGAATCAAAGAATGCAGAATACAATTAAGCAATATCTGCAATCTTTCAACTAGACATCTTGCGTGTCCGGCGTCAAAAGAAGAAAAAGAACAATATTTACCACTTAAAAACATCATGAATTGTATTATTCAACTTAGACAATTAGATTACAAGGGTGATTTAGGGTTTCATATTTATAATGAGCCATTATTAGACCCCAGGTTGTTATATATTCTTGACTTTACACGCCATGTGTTGCTTAATAAAATAATTATATGGTCAAACAAAACATTATATACCGATGAATTGGGCGAGGAAATAAAAAAGTTTGGCAATATACATTTTGTTTTTTCGGACTATTTATTGCCCCACCATTTGGATAATCGGCTTACTATATACCGCGATTCTGCACATCCGATTATCAATAAACGGTGTCTGCAACCATATTACCAACTTAACATCAATTATAATGGCGATGTAGTCTTGTGTTGTTATGATTGGAAATGGACAAAAACATATGGTAATATCAAAAGACAAAAATTAGAAGATATATTAATTTCTGAGAAGATGAATTGTGACTATAGAAACCTAAAACAAGGCGAGTTATTTAAGTTTTGCACTAATTGTACAGTAAACTTTGGAGATAATAATGCAGCATTATGATAATATAGATAGAACTGCGAGCTTAAAACGAATCGTGCCGGATTTATATGATTATAAAACGGTATTATATGTAGGCGCTCGACCAGATAGACACGATTATTTGGAAGATTTTCACAAAGCAAATTACAAAATTGATGTGATTGAAATATGGCATCCAAATGTAAAATGGTTAAGAGCGCTACCGTGGATTAATCGTGTTTATCATATCAACTTTAAAAAGTTTTTTGCTGAATATTATTTATATTATAGTCATTTGAAGTACGATATCATATTTCTTTGGCACGTTATTGAACACATTTACATGCCGGAAATAGAATATATTTTTACCAAGCGTTTATTTGAACAAGTGGCAAAAAAAATAATCGTCATAGGGTGCCCCTGGGGTGTATATCATCAGGGAGAGATGGGTGGAAATCCAGACGAGGCACATGTTAGTCATTTAGATTATCAAATTTTTGAGAAATACGGATACCAAGTTGAATGTTTGGGTAAACAGAATTATATAGGATCAAATATTACGGCGATAAAAAAAATAAAATGAAATATCAAAAAGTTATTCATCCAGGTACTATTCGACATAAGTGTATGCTCATAAATGAATAAAAAAATAATATATCCCTGGTTAACCAATGAGGCCATATGGTTTTTAGAATGGTATTTGTCGCAAAACTATGTAACACATGTATTGGAATTTGGATCAGGAAATAATACTCTATTTTTTGATCAAGAAAAATTTAGTTTACAAATAATAACTATTGAAAATGATGGGCTGTATTACAACAAAATTAAGGACAAACTTTCGCTTAGAGTAGATTTCCGTTGGTTGTCTCGCCCATATTATAATGTGTGTGATCGATTCCAAGATGAATATTTTAATTTGATATTAATTGATGGCCGTGACCGAGCAAAATGTATCGAAAAATCTATGCGAACATTGAAAAAAGGTGGTATATTAATGTTAGATAATTCTGAAAGATATTATTACCAAGAAGCCATCAAATTGTTATCGGATTGGAAAGTAACAATTACACAGCAAAAAGATAATCCCTTGTGTGAACATAATTATCCCGATTGGGAAACTTCTTGGTGGGAGAAACCATGAACAAACAAGAAATTAAAGAATTGATAAATACAGAAAATCCTACTATATTAGAAATAGGAGCACACGATGGATCTGATACCAATGATTTTTTACAAACTTTTAAATTTGGTTATTTTTATTGTTTTGAACCAGACCCACGATGTGTAAAAAAGCATAAAGTGAATGTTAATGATTCTCGATGTAAATTGTTCGAAGTAGCATTGTCAAATGAGAATTCCAAAGGACTATTATACATGTCTGGCGGTTGGCCTCCTGATTGGCCTGGTTCCGGCGATTGGGATTATTCTTCATCACTCAAAAAACCATTGAATCATTTAAAAATGCATCCTTGGTGTAAATTTGATAAAACTACAATTGTAAAAACAATAACATTAGATCAATGGACAATGGAAAACGTCAAGGGTAAAATAATTGATTTTATATGGATGGATGTACAAGGAGCAGAAGGCGATGTAATTAAAGGAGGATTAAATACATTGCGCTATAGAACTAAATATATATATACTGAATATGCGAATGATGAACAATATGAAGGGCAACTAAACCTAGAAGCCATTTTGAAATTATTGTCAAACTTTGTTTTATTGCGACAAATTGATAATAACGTATTATTAAAAAATTTAGGATTAGAAGATGTTCGAAAAGATAGATATTATAATTCCAACAAATAAACCAAAAAATAGATTAAAGAAATTTTTTAGGGAATTAACAGAATCGCTTGATCTATCAAAGTTTAGAATTATTTCAACTCATTTAGATACAAGCGCAGCAGTAAACCGTAATTGGGGATTGCACCAAGCTACATCTGATGTTGTGATTATGATTGACGATGATATTAGTGGTTTTTATCCTGGTTGGGCTGAAGAGTTAATACAGCCATTATTACACCAAAATACTATTGTGATGATTTCTGCACGATTAATGCGATCTAAAACTAAACTTGGTGTAATGATGAATATTATCCCAGATATGACTAGGCATTACCAACATAAAACATTAATATACGGACAACAAAATCAAACGTATGTGGATGAATACGAAAGAAGATTAATACCAATCAAAGCTTTACCAAGTGCCTGTATTGCATTTAGAAAAACTGAAATCAGATTTGATTGTGCGTACCGGGGCGCTGGTTTCGAAGATACGGATTTTTGCATGCAACTAAATGAGAAATTTACAAAAGCAATATATATGATCAATAACAATGTCAAATTAATCCATAAAAACGAAATGAAAAATCAATTAAATGGACAACTATTACATAACCAACAATATTATTTACGAAAGTGGGGACTATAATGGCTTTAAAGCAAAATGAAATATTAAATTTTATACATTCTGTTGAAGGCATATATAATAATTGTAATAGTATACATACAGCAGTTCGCGGATTAAAAATGATTATTATTGAATTGATAAGAGAAAACAAAAAACTCGAAAATGATTTGAAATATCAAAAAAACCAAAATCCAACAGAGGACACTAATACCAATAATGAAAATAACGGCTCTGTGTAAAACTTATTCCTGTGATGAATTCATCGAGGCCGCAATCGAAAGTATATATGATTTTGTGGATCACATTGTATTCGTGAATTCTGATATTGATTGGACTGGCAAATCTGGTATAAACAAAGTTAAATCAACAATATTACAATGGCAGAAACAAAACGATAAACAAAAAAAGATTATTCATATTGATGCCAATGTATCTAATCAATGGAAACAGTGTAATATTGGATATCAATGGATTAAAGATAATCTTAAGCCAGATTGGATAATGATATTTGATACAGACGAAGTTTGGGATTTTGAAAACATTGCAATAGCTAAAAATATTTTAGTTAAATCGACTGAATATAATGCGATAAGTGCTCAAATGCACACATATATCAAGTCTCCATTTTACAGAGTATCTCCCCCAGAATGGTGCAAACCCACTGTATTTATCAGGCCAATACACATAGCAATGCAAGGAACCAGGGGTAACAAAGTGTCGCCACGATTATTTTGTGATGAACTATTCTTTCACCATTTCACTTATGTGCGTATGAATGAAAAAGATGTGTTTCGGAAAATACAGACAACCTTGAGAGGAGATCGTGATGACGCGCCAAATGTTAAATTGACAAATATAAAACAATGGAAAAAAGAAAAATGGGATCAATTGCCGCGCGCATACAATTTTCACACCACAAAATGTTATGAGAAGTCATGGCACAGAATTAAACAAATTTCTATCAGCGATTTGCCACAAACTTTAAGAAATAAAGCAATTGTTGAAAAATTTATGTAAATTATAGTATATGGCAGCTTGTGATGACATTATTATCAAATTCAAACATTATATAATTAATTTTTATTTTTTTTATGTTGTTGTAATAATATTATGGGTTCCGAATTACAAAAGGAAAAGTTTAGAGATTAATATATATTGGAGAGCAGAAAAGTGAACGTAAAACAAATAGTAACTGATTTTCTTGGTGAGGATTGGGCCGAACATCCTTGCGATATCACTATCAAGGAAATAGTTGAAAATTATCTTGAAGGATCTGATTATGATGGTTTATATTGTGAGGCATGTAGCTGTAAATTGAATGATATAATGCCATGTAACGGCATAAATCCATACTGTAGGCCGGGACACCTATTGAAGTGTAAAGGTGAAAAATGTCCATATGGGATATATAATGTAAATATTGGAGATTGTTTTTGTATAGGTTCCAAGGAAGAAGAAGCAAATGAATGAAATTCACGGCAAAATAAAATGTAATAGGACGTGGGGTTTGACATAATGAATAATACTGCCTTATTGGTTAACACAGGGGATCAGTCTAATAAAATCTGGAAATATTGGTATAAATATTATATACAAAACTGGTCTTGTTCTGGTTTTATTGATACTGTATTTTTGTCAGAAGAGATGAAATTAGATGATGTTTTGTGCCGAAAAACTGAAATTATTAATACAACAACTGGTAAGATTGATTGGGCATCTGGTTTAATTAACTATCTTTTGAAATGTCATTATCAATATATAATACTCGTTCATGAAGATTATTTTTTAACCGAATCTACTTGGGCAAACATTGCCAAATATCTTATAGATTTTGTTCAGAAACATGATATTAAATTATTAAAATGTTGTGGTTGGTGGGCTGGGTATATAGACGAAAACGCACCAATGGTAGAAGATGAATCATTGCCTTTGTTTGTTGGCGAAAAGGTTAAAAAGGTTATATGGAGATACAACAACGAATCACAATATCTTATATCTCACCAAACATCAATATGGAGCAAAGATTTTTTGCTTAGCACACTGAAGGCCGGGGAGTCACCGTGGGAGCATGAGATAATCGGTACATTAAGACTCAGAGAACGCAATATACCCATATATGCATATCGTGATAAATGTCCATTTGAGTATGGCGAAACAGTTCAACAAAACAAAGTGCGCCCGGGTTGTGGTCATTATTTTGATGGTGAATTTAATGATGGAGATTCTATATTATGATTGACGCATTATTGTTAGCACTGATTGGCGGCTTTGTATATTGGTTGTGTTGTCGTGCGGTTAAGTATTATGACAATCATAAAAAGGATCAAAGCACAACCAACGTTGCCATGCCCCAATTATCAGAAGATGAATTTGACAGACTTAACGCAAAAGCGAAAGAACTTGGATCAACGACTGTGTTTACGGCAAAACAAGTCGGAGATGCATTCCTCGAAATACGCGGATTGTATCTGAGATAGACAATCCAAAACATTGCGGATTAATTACCAATAGGAGGACAGAAAGCTGTGAATAAATGGAGGATCGCAAAACACTTGCTCTTAATATTTTAGCAAGTCATAATGAAGCCTATGAATTAGATAGATGTCTTAAGTCTATAATTATAAAAAATTTATTTGATGAAATAGTTATAGTTCCCACCACAAAAGATCCAGAAGTCTGGAAAGTTGCTCGCCAATATACAAAAAAAGTATATCATTTTGAGTGGATAGACGATTTTTCTGCTGCCCGCAATTTTGCCCGCAAGAAAACAAAATCTGATTATATATTTTGGTGCGATGCCGATGATGTCGGCTCCGGATTGTTTGCAGAACGTGCTATCAAAATGAAGGAATATGTAATCAATAGTAATTACGATCTATATTTTATTCCTTATTATCTATATGTAAATGATTATTGCGAAGGTATAGCAAGCAGGGAACGCATATATCGTAGAACTAAGTTTTTCTGGGATAAAACAATCCATGAACAGCTTAAAACGAGAAAAAAAATCACTTATGCGAATTTTAATGGCATATCTATTGAACACCGACCCACCAAAGATCCACGAGTCGGGGTATTGCGTAACTTACGATATCTCAAAAAGGAATATGATAATGGCACAATGAGCAAAGATATGCTATATTATTTTGCACGAGATCTACACCTGGAAAAGAAGTATGACAAATCTATACAATTATTCGAGCAAATAATTAATAACCAATGTAATAATCCAGACGTGTTGTGCCATTCTGCTTATTGTGTATCACAGTATTATACTTATAACGATGATGGTACAATCAAAAAAGATACTATGTTCCAGGGCGAGACATTTGCCCGTATTGCGTTATCATTTTCAGACCTATATGCTGAAGCGTATGTAATACTCGGAGATATATATTACGCAAAAGGTGATATCAATAACGCAATAAAATTTCTAAAAATAGCAATCTCAAAAGACCCCCATAAAGGCAACGGAGTCAAAGAGTTACAGTTTTACGAAGAAAAACCGGCCGAAAAATTATGCTATATATTTTGTCAATTAGGAGAATTTGAACAGGCAATATGGTATAATCGCCTTGCACTTAAACACAATAAATCAAAAAGAAACCTAGATATTAGGGCCAGCATTATAAAGGCTTTAAGTGAACAAAAAATATAATATTGAAAATAAACAAAAGAAATATATATTATATATTGAATTTTAAATTATAAAATATGGGGTAAAATATGCCAACAACCACAGATAGACGAATATCACCTGCGATGAGTTTTACTGCGGTCAATCTTTCAGATACATCCGAAGTGCGTTTAATCGATTTATCGGCATTATCTATAGATGATGGCATGCTTAATACCAATGAACGTGGATTATATTATTGTCGTGGCTTTCATTGTAATACTGATGGAACTCTTGTAATTGAATCCGTCGGTAACATATCTGGACACACGGTATCATTATCTGTTAAGGATGGAATGTATTATCCTTATGGGGTTAAGAAATTCATGCAAACAGGTAGTACGGGAATTTCAAACGGTCAAATTATAGCGGTAAGGTAATATGTCAATACCATCTATCAACCCAATCAGATCACAAATACGCGATGCAGTATTATATGCACTGCGTAATCGTATAATTGGTGGTGGTATAGCTATAAGATATAGTTCTGAAGGCAATACGACTGTAAGCGATGCCGGATATTATCACACAATAAGACACGCATTTGACCCGCCTCGAACATTTGAACAGATGCAAGAGTTTCCTTGTGCTAATGTATATATTGATGCCGAATCATGCGAGAATGCAGCTAATGTACAAATAGATCAGAACCAAGCAGCATTGCACAACAGTTTTACTTTGGTTATGGAAATTTGCATTAACGAAACTAATAATCCTGCATTAATTCAAGACCAAATATTAGCAGATATACAAAAATATTTCGGAATTAATTATTTTATACCTGATAGCGCTGGGAATGCAACGTGTTTCAATTGTTATTATTTGTCAAGCGACCCGTGGGGAACTGATAGAACAAGGCCGAATTGTGGTATAACAGTGAATTATATAGTATGGTATAGACAGAAATTAACCGATCCAACACAAAAAATATAAGTGGGGAAACAATGGGATTTAATAAAACAAAACGAACGCTCGGAATGAAAATCGAAAGCACTCCATATACAGCCGAGACATTGGCAGCAACAGATTATAATATTGAAGCTTTCAACATTGAATATACGCCCGAAATAGCTGTCTTAGAAAGAAAAATAGCGAGAGGTGATTTGTCTAGAGATGTGTCTATTACTGGAAAAAGGCAAGTAACTATTACATTTTCAATACATGCTTATACATCCAGCACACTAAATTCTCCTCCAAATTACTTTAAATGTCTTCAAGCTTGTGGCATGTTTCAAACTATACACGGCTCCACTGGAGTGTCTTTGGTACCTCATGCGAGCTATACAAACGTTCCGGCAACAATTGAAGTTGTCGAAAAGGACGAGGGCACAAGTCCTAGTCAGGTGGTAATCAAAGCACATGGTTGTATGGGAAATGTAAAAATACCATTAGGTAATGTTGGGGAACCATTACGTTATGATTTTGAATATAAGGGGGTATTAACTTCAATTACAGATCGTGCTTATGGAAGCATATTGACTCCAACTGGTATGACATCTCAACAGCCAGAGGCAGTGCTTGCTTGTGGAATCACTCTTTTTGGTGAAGGACAGCAGCTTAACACAATTACAATTGATCTTGGTAATGTAGTTGAAAACTATACTGATCCAACAAAAGACCAAGGCTATGAAGGCGCTCGCGTTGTTGATCGGAATCCGAACATTGCGCTCGATCCAGATCTTGAATTAATTGCAACACAGGGAGATTATGCAAGGTGGACAGGTAATACAACAGGCATATTTTCTATGCAAATTGGAGACAATATGGCAATTAGTGCACCAGCCGCACAGCTTACAAATGCATATCAACCAGGTGAGCGTGAAGGGCACGTAGTAAATAATAAGACTCTTGAACTTAAGCGAAGTTCAGGAAATGATGAGTTGAAAATTTTACAAGGTTCAGAGTCTTAATTTTTTAATAAATAAAGGGCGAGGTTTAAGTCGGGTTACACGTCCTCCTTTCCCGCGCCTCGCCATTTTTATACCAAAGGAGGATTTAATGGAGGATATATGAAAATAAAAGATGTTGTATTGACAGAAGAAATGAAGGTTAAATTAAAAAATGCTGGAGCGTTAGGTATTCAAATTGATTCTAATTTTTTTTATGTGCCGGAAATATATCGTGAAAAAAATAAAGATAACGAATTTATAATACCAAAAGAATGTTGGCCCGTATTTACTCTTCGTGGACTTAATGGCATCGAATCAACAAAATTAGAAGATGAGATGACGGGTGGTATTGTATATACGGAAGATTCAAAACCGTCGATCAATATACAATCTGGACATATAAAAATAGAAATATGCAGACGCGGTATTATAGCTTGGAAAAATTTTTATGACATAAAAGGAAATGAAATACCAAAACCCGAAAAAGACGTAAGCACAGGAGGTGTTACAACAATGTCTTTGAAATACATATCTCCTAAGTTGTTAACTGAATTATCGAATGCAATAACGGAACAGAGTTATCTTACAGAAGAGGAATTATTGGGTTTAGAATAGCAGCCAGGTTCAGGGCTGGATTTTGGGGGAAGATTAAATATCAATGTACATCATGTAACAATAACCAAAATTATAAATCCGCATGGGGCTGCATAAAGAAAAGTAAAATGGCCGAACCTACTTTTGCAGAAAAAATTAATGGAATAGAATATAAATATTGGAATTGTCCAGTGAAATTTATCCCAGACAGTATTTATGGTTTTTTGAAAATTTATGATTATTATAAAACATTTCCAGGGGCGAAAATTTCAAGCTACGACAATGTTTCTGCGAGATTTCTCAAAGCGACACAATATTATAATGTACAATATTCGGAGGCGATGGATGAAATGATAGATGGCAAGTGAAGTGTTGGCCGTAGAAGCCAGATTAAAAGATTATATATCAAATAATCTAGATACAATCAATAACAAATTAAACGAATTTTCCCAAAAGGGGAGAAATAGTTTTAATAAAGTCTCCAAATCTAGCTCATTTCTCAGTAGAGCATTTTCAGGAACTAAAGATTCTCTAATTAATTTTGCAAAACAATTCGGCCCCGCTGCTGCTGCCGTTACTATCTTAACTTCGACATTATTAAAAATCAAAAATACTATTAATTTTGTGCAGGAAGTTACGATTGATTTTGAAAAAACAATGTCAACTGTAAAAGCGATATTGGTTCCAACCGCAGATGAATTTGACAGACTTAACGCAAAAGCGAAAGAACTTGGATCAACGACTGTGTTTACGGCAAAACAAGCCGGAGATGCATTCCTCGAAATGGGGAAACGCGGATTTAAAGTAACGCAAACTCTTGATGCTGTTGAGGGAGTCCTTGACTTAGCTGCTGCCGCACAAATTAGTCTTTCCGAGGCCGCATCTGCGACGGTAGCGACACTCAATCAATTTGGCCTTGCTGCAAGCGAATCGACAAGAGTTGCCGATGTAATGACAGCAGCCTTCAGCAAATCCGGTTTAAATATGTTTAACTTTACAGAGGCAATGAAGTTTGTTGGGCCAATAGCTGGACAAGTAAATGTTTCTCTAGAGCAAACAACAGGGCTTCTTGGTGTATTGGCCGACAGAGAAATCAAGGGATCTCTTGCTGCAACTGGTTTGCGAACAATATTTTTAGAATTGGCTAATAGCAATTCGAAAGTTAATGAAATGTTAAGGCAAAATGGAGTATATACAGATGATGTAATAAAAAAGCTTGAAGCTTTAAGCAAGATGAATCTTACTGTTACCGATACAACGGAATATTTTTCTGTGCGCGCGACTGCAACAGCGCAGGTAATACTTAATAATATAGGAGCAGCTCAAAACTTAACAGGAGCGTTAAAAGACGTCGATAAATACTCAAAAACAGTGGCAAATACAATGCTTGATAATGTTGCTGGCGCCACTACGCTACTTAAATCTGCCCAGGAGGGGCTTGCGCTTGCTATAGGAGAAACGTTTAAAGAAGCGAAAGTTGAAAGATTGCGAGTGTATACTAAAATAATTAACAAAGCCAGAGATTATATTATACAGCATAAAGACAAATTACAAGCGCTTGCAAATGTAGCCCAAAAAACATTTATGTCACTTATAAAATTTGGGAAATATTTATGCGATATGTTTAAAAGCGATTTCGCAGATCTTGCGGAATCCGTATTGACATTAATTAAAGTTATATTTGGATATGTAAAAGATTTTTTTTCAACATTTAAGGAGCCGATAGTTGCAGCTTTAAAATTTATACGCGATGCAATTAAAACAATATTACAAGTTGTTAATTATTTTGCAAAAACGATAACGGCCCTTTTCGGTCTTGTTAAAACAGGATTATTGACACTTGTAGAATATTTTTTTAGGGCTGTTGAAGGAATAGGTAAAGCTATCAATTGGATATCAAAAAAATTAAAAGGCAAAGAAGTTTTTGACTTATCAGGAATACAGGAAAAAATTGAAAAATTAAAAGCATCAGCACAGGAATCAGCAGATAAAATATATATCGCATTAAGTGGCAGTAAAGCCGTATCGGCTTTAGAAATAAATGTTGACAAAGCAAAAAAAATGATAAAAGAAGTCTCTTCACTACCTATACTACCACCTATACCACCAACAATTCCAACTGCTGCTGTTACTCCTGCCCCTGTCGTTTCTCCGGAAGAGGAAATTAAAATATTAGAAGAAAAGCTGGCTGCCAACAAATTCTATCAAGACTTAATTATCCAAAATATGCAAGCAGGCATTGTAAAAGAAAAAGCTATTGCAAAATTAAAAAGAGAAGAAGATTATGCGCAGGCACAACAATGGCATGACAAAAAAATTATTGATAATAAAAGACTTGGTGAATTACGCATAGAAATAAAGCAACAATATGAGGATAAAATTACAGAAATAGAAAAAAGTGGAATAGAAGAGCACATGGGAATGCGTATAAAATCATTTGAAAAATGGGTAGGACTTGGGAACACATTGACAAATCAATTAATGGGGTTTTTGAGCACACGTCGTAGAAACGATATTGAAGACAAAAGAGAAGAAATAGAAAGGTGGCACAAGGCTGAAACCGAAAAGATTAAATCATCTGAAAACACTGAGGATGCTAAAAAAAAATTATTAGAAAGAGTCGAAACAGAAAAACAAGCAATGCTTAAAAAAGCAAACGAAGAAAACAAAAAACGTGCTATTGCAGAAAAGGCATTAATGATTGCGCAAGCAACCGCAGCAACGGCACTTGGTGTAACAACAGCTTTGTCTTCATGGACATCTCCTGTGTCGAAACGTATTGCAGAAGCAGCAATAATTGGAACGGCAGGTGCTCTACAGATAGCCACAATTGCCGCACAGCGAATGCAACATGGCGGTATTGTCGGGGGAGCTACTTATACGGGTGACAAAATTCCAATAATGGCAAATTCCGGTGAAATGATGCTCAATCGAGAGCAGCAGGCCAACCTCTTCAATATGGTTAAGGGCGGTGGGAACACTACCAATAATACATCTGCGCTTAATCTTACAATTAACATACCAACAGGCACACAATTAGACAGCAATGCAGTTGATCAAATTACAGATTCAATGGAAAAACTTAACGAAACATTATTGCAGGCCAATGAAAACGGATATCTTGAGACATTCAAATCAAGTGTAGGATTATAATGGCTGATTATGCATATATTGGATCATATGAAGGAGATTGTTTCGAAATAGTTAATGTTACAGATAGAGCAAATCCTGTACATGTTGGTAGGCTTGATAATGGGGTAGGTGGAGCGGGCTTAGTTGAGCCAAGATGCGTAAGAATACAAGGGAATTATGCATATGTCGCCAGCTATATTTCAAATTGTATGGAAATAATTAGTATATCCGATCCTGCCAACCCTTCACACGCTGCAAAAATAAGTCATGGCGGAGATATTTTGCTTAATGGCCCATATCATCTTTTTATTGACAATAACTATGCATATGTAGTATCTGTGCTATCTAATTCTCTTGAAATAATAGATATATCAAGCCCAACAAGTCCGGCACATATGGGATCAATTATCCACGGAACCGGTGGTGCTCAGATATCTAATCCTACCAGTATATGTGTTGTTGGTAATTATGCTTATATTACATCATATGCTACAAATTATTTAGAGATTGTTGATATAACCAACAAGACTTCACCGGAACATAAAGGCAATATAGTACATGAAGAAGGTGGTGCAGTATTAGACGGGGTAAGAGATGTGGTTGTTGTTGGTAATTATGCATATGTGGTATCATACGGTTCTAATGCGCTTGAAATAGTTGATATTACCGATCCTGCGAATCCTTTACATAAAGGAAAAATATCACATGGAGATGGTGGGGCATTAATTGCCAGCCCAACAGGAATATGTGTAAAGAATAATTTTGCATATGTCGCTTCTTATGGCTCAAGCGCTCTTGAAATAATAGATATCTCCGATCCCGCAAATCCGGTTCACGCTGGAAAAATAATTAACGAAGAAGGGGGCGCAGCATTATATCAACCAATTTCTGTAATAGTAGATTCTACTTATGCATATGTTGCTTCTTATGGTTCTGATGCTTTGGAAATAGTTAATATATCAGATCAAACTAGTCCGATACACGCCGGAAGTATTTTAGACGGGGCAGGGGGTGCTGGGCTAAATGGGGCATGGGGAATACATTTATCGGGGATAATAGAAAATAAATTAGAGTTTGAAGATACAGATGGCAACAAAATCATGGTCTCGTTGCCGGTTTTTCCATATAAAACATCGATTGAATTTCCGTTTGATATACAAAAATTAAATGATGGCTCGTACTCTTCGTATGATCATGGTTCAACATATGATATTAGAAAATGCGAATGCACATTTATTTTGGATGAAGGGGAAACATTAACATTTTTAGAATTTTTTACTAACGAATATGAATATGGAGTCAATAAGGGTCGTGCTTTTGATGTGACAATGCGTCCGACAGTAAGCAATAGTGGCTTTTTCCCATTCGGGCCGGATAAAGGTAACAATGGCGACTTCGATGTTGGTGTTATCATAAAAAATATATCTCGCATAGGAAATGCGCCTTATTTATATTTTCACATTGATGTCTTAATCATTAATACTGGCTCATGGCCAACATATTCGTTACCGTCCGAGGTGTCAGAAGGTTCCTTAACAATTGGTAATGTGTCTAATAATAGATTTCCCCCTAATTGGTTCAATCCATCTGGGGGGTATGGTTATTTTGGAACTGTATTACAAGATGGATCTATTGAATGGATTGATAGATTCGAGGGCGCTGATCATTATCAAACATCTTTCAATATGGTTTCCAACGAATCGAAAACAGCGAAAGTAATTGAATATATAACAGGTACTGCACGAGATGATAATTTTTCGATTGTCAGTGGAAATAATATATTTCCATTTGGGAAAAATATCCCCGACAATAAAACATATACAGTAAAAATGATACAAAACAAGATAGATATTACGCATGTACGACATGATAGATTTGAATATAGTCTAAAGCTGGCATATATTAGTTATACAGGGTAATTATGGCAACAAGTAGCATATTTTTTGGGATTAAAATAATATTACAGGATCATGACAATCCGATTTCTGAAAATACGTCTATTGGATTATATAATTGCAATTCTGCATTAACCGCGAATGCCAATTCGGGTCAAAAAAATGTTACCGTTGCTGCCGGTACCACTTTTGAAATAAACGAAGTAGTAACAATCAAAGATGATAATGCTTCAGAAACGAATATTATAGCTAGTAAAGTTGGTAACGTTCTCACAATGAGAAATAATCTGCAAAATACATATACCACAACAGACAATGGTATCGTACACGCAAATTCGAAATTCAGATGGTGCCAGAACCCAAGGTCTAGTTTTCAGGATTGGAATACCGATATGTTGGTACAGAACGGTATTGCCCCCTGGACAAAACAGATAGATCTTTCTCGTGGTGGCAATATTTCTCAAGGGGGTAGCGGAAAAATAACGGTCAAAAATACATCTCAATTGTGGAATACGTTAGAAACAAATTCAATATATTTCAATCGATTAAAAGCCGAGATATGGGAAATTGAAGGGCAAGAAACTCAGGCTCTTGGAACATTAATGATATATACAAGACGATGGGTTGGAATGTGCGAAAGTCCTTCTTGGGATTCAAAACAATATACAATTCCTTTACGCAATTTTTTTTCACAGCGCAATGTTAATTTTGGCACACAAATTAATCAAACAGATTATCCAAATGCAAATAATGATTTAGTAGGAAACGATATACCTATTACGATCGGAGAAATAAAAACAATATTAAGCGATGACGTTGTTGTATATAATGGGTATGCAAAAGCTGTGCGTACCGGAAACAAAGAAACTCAATTTGTAATGACAGATGAATACCAGACTATGAACGCAGCGACTGTGTTAAAAGCAAAGTTAGACACACCGAGTGGCCCGATAGACACATTTCCGGTACTTAATGATACACACTATGAGCCACACATTAAAATAGGAACAAGCGTACTTTGGACTTTAGATGGAGTTCCAATTTCATCTGGGAGTTATCCAGTCACAGCATTAAATGGTCAAATAATCAATATGCTTATGGGTTCAGCTGAAGGCGATTTTAGAAAAATAGAAAGTGTTGTTTTAGACTTTGGTACCGATGCTTTTGGCGGCACACTAGAATTGGTTGTTGATGATTATTATAGCGAAGAATTAAGCGGAAATTCTACTGCAACCGATGTGGATAATTCTTGGTGTGAAATTTCAGATATTAAGCGAATATATCATTTAGATACATGGCCTTGCAAAGATTTTATTGATAAAGATGGCAATGTGCTGTCAGAGTTTCCAGAATTATATGAATATACGGATAATCCCAAAATAGAAACAACAGTATCTGGATCAGCAGAAACAATTAAAGAAAGAGTATTGACAAAACCATACGATTTTTTAAAGATCTCAAATCATTCATTTGAGATTGAAGATGTGAGTAATAAAAATACTTTTGAAATTGATGTTAAACATTTAACAAAATCAAAAGATACTCTTAATAGCTATATTTTATTAACATCTACCAATGTTGAATTACTTGGCGCAAATGCTTTTGATTTAGATGATGAATGGGAATTTCCAGGCTACCAGACTGAAGGCGTTGGATATGTCACATCTGGCGAAGGGGCAACATATGATTTAGCTCTACAATCTGGTAGTTTAAGCAATACGATCGACAAAGATTTTGATTCTCTTGTTGAATATAGAATAACCGCCAATATTACAACTACCACGAAAGCATTATTAGCCTTTAAAATAACTCCGCCAATAATCACAACAGATTTTGACAGCGTATATATGGGAATCCATCATTATAATGATGTTAGTTCGGCTAATTATGAGTATAAATTAGATCTTTTTGTTAAGAGCAGACATTGGATGGGATTGGCAAAACAGGTTTTTACAAACGAAATACAATCTATGGGCACTGGTTCTTCCACGGTATATGATATACCAGATTTTTATTTCGAAACAAATCGGCCTTCCTTAAGAAACGCATGGTTTTTTCATGAAGAAGATTCTAATGGATTATTATCAGGTTACAAATTGTTTGAATTAAGCGACATTAATACAAAAGAAAAGTTTAATAATATGCAGGAAATAGGATTATTTTTAGAATATACCAATACGGTAGCTGCAGATGCGGAACACTTAGATGCTACTATTAGAGATGTGTGCTTCATTTTTGTGCGAAGAGCGACGATAGAAAATGAAATTTATACTCCAATGAAAGGCCGTATATATAATGATACCTGGGGTGGTCGCGTTACTTCAACAGATATGATAGAAGCGCCGCATAGAGTTTTTGAGCATTTTACTCGGTTACAGAATTTTGGGGATTCGAGCTTTCCACCGAGCGCGGGATGGGGGCAAGATTATGCTAATGGTGCCCTTATTCAAACATCGGGCGAAGGTGGTATTGATGAATCTGTAGACTCTAACTATAGTACCATTATGGGATATAACATGGCATTTCAGATATTGGATTATAGCAAGAAAACAACCAATTGGGTTAAAAAAATAATATGTCAAAATTATTTCTTGGCAAATTGGGTAAATTCTGATGGATATGAGTGTCTCAAAAGTATTCGATATGATGAAAATGTTACGCCGAGCGAGTTGGTTACGTTGGCTGACATTGTTGACCGTAATAAATTGCAAGTAATTGAACCATCTCCATTAGACATATACCCAGAACCCTATATTCAATATCGCAAAAACAACGCGAATGGAAAATTCGAAGGATTAATAAAAGTAACCCATGCCGACGCTGATACGTATGATTCAAGCTATGTAATAGGTATGACCGGTGCCGCGGCAGAAACGCTCTGGAATAATTGTCATACTCTATGGACTAAATGTAAAAGCATTAATCCACCACCACAAGAATTGACTGAGCTATTGGGCGCAAATGGCGATGACGCTGATACACAAGCACAAGCATATATTTCCAATTGGGTATCTTGGCAATTTAATAAAAAATGCGTCATCAATGTGCATTATAGCAAAGCGAAAACTTGGGAAGAGGCATATAAATTTCATCTTCAATTACCACACCAAACCAATAATTTAATTTGGGAATGTGTTATAACCAAAATCACCAAAGACCCAAACCCACCATATGTGATTACAATTGAGGCGGTTATGATACACGAATCTGTGGTTGAAGAATACATCAAAGATAATTATACAGCATATGGAAATAATAACGACTGGAAAGATACATATACAGTATATGGTAATGATCAAGACAAAAAAGATAATATGTAGGGGGTACAATGGCAATAGAGGGATTTGAATTAACATGTAGACCAGATCTGGAATTGCGTATAGATATTCGGTATGCTGGATATGAAAGACGAATAAATCGTAAATTTTTTATTAAGCGCGCCAAAGAAAAGGCATCAAAAATAATTACCGAAGAAAAGGTTGAAGAAAAATACCAAGAAAATTATAATGCTATGCTGAATTATATTAATGATAGACCTTATTTTTCAGAACGGACTAAAAAAATAAAAAGACAATCATTAAAATCAAAAGAGACAGTCAAAAAAATGAAATTAATGGCCCGCAATCGCCTTATAGCCATAAAACAAAAAGAATTGGGTGAAAAAGAATTTGAAATATATTTTAATACAGTGATTAAGGCGTTGAATAAATTCGCAGAAGAAGTGAAATAATGGCACAAAACGTACACATTGAACATATAGACGATACGTTTGCCAACGTATACGCTAATCTGGATCTAAGCCAAATTGCAATTCTGACTGACCAAAATGAAGAATTTGTATGGATGAATGATGATGCGAGTAAACTATATTTTGCTGCTGCTCAGAAATATTATGATGGTTCATATACATATATGAATGCCGATTTTGCGCAAGTCGAATGCCACGACGATCTTCTGCTTGACGAATACATCAAACATTCTGGTGATACGGATACATTAATACGTTTTGAAACAGATAAAATAACCCTTCAGGCTGGTAGCGGCGATTATATTGTCATAGAACCTACAAAAATATATACAACCACACCGTTCGGATGGGAAACGGATTCTCCAAGTGGAGACTTGCATCTTTACAAAGGGAGTGCTGCTGAAGTGTTGCTGAAAATATCAAATGCAACAGCAGGTTTGCTTTCAACTGATGGATTAGATATTGGAATAGATGGTAGCGCAAATGCATTTTTCAAAAACCGTGAAAACACTTCATTGACATTATACACAAATAACACAGAACGTATTACGTTATTGAATAATGGTAACGTTGGTATTAATGAATCGAGTCCAGAAACAATAGTAGAAATATCTGCTGCTGAGGCATATTTAACTTTACAAAATGTGACTAATGAATCTGGCGTTGGTTTGCGTGAAACACAGATAAGAGGGAAGGGACATCAATCAGATACGACAGAATACGAACTCGGTAGAATAGAATTTTCACAAAGTGATATTGGCAACGGAGAAGATAAAAGCGGAAGAATTGTATTACATACTTATGGCAATGGTTCGTTGAATCCGTGGATATATCTTATAGATACTGGACGCTTAGGATTGGGGGGAGAATCGACTCCTGTCACAATGATAGAATTGACCGATTCAGCTCCATATTTTACATTACACAACAACACACATGAAGACGTAGATTGGGGCAGAGAATCACGAATAATAGCTCGCGGTGAACAATCTGGCGGGGAAGAATCTATTTTGGGTATGCTTGAAATATCTCATTATGGATCTTCTGATGATGAAAATGGGCGTGTTACAATTAAAGTAAATGATGGAAATGATGGGGTTTCTCCAACTAATAGATTAATAATTAATTCATTTGGACGTGTTGCTATTGGTGACGCAATTGATCCATCATATTTGTTACATCTTCTAAGTTCGGCTACTCCAGATATTATATTTCATAACACAACTCATAGCGATAATGACGGCTGGAGAAAAAGTATTATACAATATCGAGGCGAAAAGGGTGATGGAACAGAACACACTTTGGTTTCTTTGGCTGGGTCTCATTTTGGTTCTGGCGATGATGAAAAGGGAAAATTTGTAATATCTACAAATGACGGCAATGATAGCGAATCGCCTTCAGAATCTCTTACAATTGATTCAGATGGAGGCCAAAAGCGAAGATATAATGTTTTCGAATATACAGAAACATGCACGGGAAGTATGAGCTATACACTTGATTATGATATGAATGCAACCAATACGTATGGTAGCTTAACTGTGGTGGTCGGAGGACGAAAGACAATGGCAGGGCCATCTTATACCCACGCAACATGCTATGATATACATCGTTTTGAACTCGAAAACAATGTTTTAAACGTAAGTAAAGTGTCTTTAGATATTGGTTCAAATGTTAAAACGACTTTGACTGCTATAGGTAGTGGAGACCAGTTACGAATTACAGCCGAAGAAGAACCGAATGGCGGAACACAATATGATTATGATGTTTTTATCAGATTTGTTGTTTATGGGACAACAAGTATTACAAAAGTATAACATATATAAAATAAGGGGTTTATATGAGTATTCACGAAGATATACAACTGTATATGAAGCAATACGCACCGCAGTACGGGCCGTGCAAATTGGTATTTGTACAGCAATGGCTTGATGATCAAGAAAAATCAACGGCTATTATAGAAACTTGGAAAACAAACGGTGAAAATACGGAAAGAAAGCAGTTCAAAGTATTTTATAGTGGCGGTAATCTAACACACCAGGAACTTAGTCCAACCGAATGGGCGCCGCATTCATATTAATAATTATGGAGGATAGGGAATTATGAATAATGGGTGTTATATCACGATATGCGTTTTGCACAGCGTACGATGGCGATAATCTTGAAATTATTGATATATTAGATCCGGCCAATCCCGCACATAAGGGAAAAATAGTTGACGGAGCCGATGGTGCTGGACTTAATGCCCCCCGTGGGTTATTTGTGTCTGGCAATTACGTATATGTTGCATCATATTCATCCAATTGCTTAGAAATAATAGATATATCTGATCCGGCCAACCCCACACACAAGGGGCGTATTAATGATGGTGCTGGGGGTGCTGGTTTAAGTGGTGTCAGCGATGTTTATGTTGTTGGTAATTACGCATATGTGACGAGCTATTTATCTGATTGTCTAGAAATTGTAGATATTTCAAACCCGGCTAGCCCAACTCACAAAGGAATTATTAGTAATGGAGCCGGAGGCGCGGGATTAGATGGGGCTCGTAGTGTGTTTGTTGTTGGTAATTACGCATATGTAGCAGCTTATCTTTCTGATTGTCTAGAAATTGTAGATATTTCAAACCCTGCTAGTCCAATACATGCGGGTATACTTAATGACGGAGATGGCGGTGCGGGTCTTAATGGGCCTTGTGATATATATGTATCAGGAAATCATGCATATGTTGCAAGTTATGGCGGCGGTTCGGACTGTCTGGAAATTATAGACATTTCAAACCCTGCCAACCCTTCGCACGCTGGTCGTTTGAATCATAGTGCCGGTGGCGCGGGACTGGATGGTGCAA